GTGTTGGCTCTGCTAGTCCAGCAGGTGCTACGTCTGGAACTGGCACTCCCTGAACTGCTTGCATAATGTCTGGCCCTAGAGGAGCTGGACTTGTCTGCTGGTTAATTTCTTGAATCTTTGCAAAAACCTCTGGAGCAACGGACTTAAGCATTCCTTCAGTCAGCTCTGGAGTAATAGCTCCTCGTTGAATTAGAAGCCTTAGGGCAACTTCATTCGGGCTTGGAGCGTCAGTCTCGGAGAATCCGTGAGCTTTACGCCAGCTCTCAAATGACACTGCCATCTTGTCAAAGCCTGAGTCAGCATCTGCTGCGCGGTCATTGCGAGTAGCAACCTGTGATGGGTCGTACCAAACAACAACTCGGTCAACTTCTGCCTCAGTAAAGCCGTTGGCAAGTAGGTATGGGCGCAAGTAAACAACTGTCAAAGAGTCAGCAATGATTAGCATCAGTGGCTCAATGTGCGCCTTGTACAAGCTCTCATCAATTTGTAGTGCGTTGGAGTACTTAACGTTTGCTAGACCTGTAACGATGTCCTTAGGGACGTCTAGACCCTGCATGATGCGCTCTAGCACTCTGTCGGAACGTTCTGCTAGTGCAGGGTCGAATGAGCGCTCGAACTTAAACTGCTTGATTGCATCGCCAAGTTCTGCAGGACCACGAATAATAAGTGGAACAACGGCAGAAGCTGAGTCCTCGTCTTTAATAGGAGTAGTCATCGCGTCGATGAGCTGGTCCTCAAACTCGTCCTCTAACTCCTCTGGAGTTGGCTCGTTGTAAAGTCCATCTGCATCGTCGTAAGGGTAGTCAGGGTCTGGAGTAGCTGCTACTGAAAGACCGTCTGGCAAGTAAAGAGCACCAGCGTTCAAGCGTGAACGTGCAGTAGCACGGAAGGTGCGGTTTAGAAGTAGTAGTTCAGCACAAAGGTCTAGGATTCCTCGCATGCTGGAGTCAGCTTCGTCAGTGAAGCGTGGGTGAGATTTCCAGATACGTCCAACGAAAGCGTTCTTAGGAAGTTGAATAGCACCCTTCTTAGCAGTTCCGCCAGAAGTTGTGCTCTTAAGTTCACGGCGTGGAATGATGAAGTAGTTTCCCTTGCCGTCAGTTTGGATTTCGTCAACAGAGCGAATGTCCCATGACTCTGGAACTCCGTGGCCTGGGCGTGGTGGGGTCTGAGCCAAGTAGCACTCGCCAGTTACCTGCAAGTTAAGAGCTGCATCCCTTAGAAGTCCAGTTTGACCTCCGTATGCAGAGTCCAAGCGAGACAGTGCACGCTCAGCTGCTTTTAGTAAACGTACGTCTTCTTCACTATCGACGTTCTGAATAGCAGTAGGAGTTTCAGAAGGACTAGAAACAACAGCTGGGTAAAGTTTGATACGAGAAACTACTGAGGCAACAAGGTTGAAAGCGTACTTAACTTCGCCGATTGCGTCGTAGTATTCCCAAGCTTCTGCTTGCCACATAGAGGAAGAGGAAGAACGTCGCTCTTTAAAGATTAGGGCTTCGTCACGGTCGCCAAGCTTTAGTTGAACTGCAGCAGCAGTCAAAGCACGGGGGGCATTGTAGGCAACAGCCTGTGCTGGAGTGCCGTTAGAGACGATAAAAACGTCAGAAGGAACGACTGCTCTAGAGCCTGAGGCAGAAGTTCCCGCACTTGTAGCACGAATTGGAGAACGTGAGCGCTTTTTAGGCTCAGGGTCTTTTCTAAAAATGCCCATCTTTCTCTTTCTTAGTGGTCGAGACGGTTAGCTACTAGACCAGCTACCGCAGACAAAGCAAACGGAATACAGGCAACTACAGTCGCTACAGGAACTATTGTATAGCAGATTGTGATAAGTGATGCGACCCAGAAGCTCATACACCACGTACAAGTAAACAAATAACCTATTTTAGTGGTTGGCGGGTACTTTTCCCATACCTTATTGCGTATGTCGTCAAAAATAACGTCGACGATAAACAATCGTGAAATTCTAAACGTTGCTAAAGCTAGAAGCAGTAGCGCGATTGGATTAAGAATGTCCATTTATTTAACTCCTCTTTGTGATGTAAGTGTCTTGTAAGGGTTCCAAGAACGAAGCCGTGAGCCACATCCGCAGTTGGTGTCCTTCTGAAAGGCTATCATCTTTCCGCTTTCAGTTGTGAGGCGGTATGTCTTTTTAGGGCCTTCGGGGCCAATGAGGTTGTCTTTATGATACTTCTCTTGAAATACAATCATTGCGCCAGTAGGAGAGTCTTGGGCAACAGTGACAGTTTCTTCAGTGAGAACAACCCTTGTAGTAGCTAAATAATAGATGTCCTTGTCTTGGCTTGGCGGATGTGCATTAAGGACGTTGACGTCCTCAAGGTGACCAGCGGGGGTGACTTGAAAATGGGCGGGGAAAAGGTCTACAACTATTTGCATGTGGCTATCTTCCTAAACGTCGGGCTATGGCACGGAAAGTAACATTTGAGGCTCTGGCAATCTCAGCCGTAGTGACGTCGACCAAATCAAGTTGGCGGATTAGTTCGTTGAATTCTTGGTTGGCTTGGAACTGTAGGGACGTCGACGACATGCCACTTCTGTATTGGCGGGCGAGTGGGGCTAAGTAAGCTAGGCGGGACTCATCTGCTGAAGAGATTCCGGGGGAAACTGGAGTCTTGCGTTGATACCCAGTGGGGGCTGGCTCGTTTGGAGGCTGAACTGGCTTTTGGTGGAGGGAGTAACGAACGTCGCCGTTTTCCACCCAGTACTTGACGGTGGAACGTCTGACAGGTGGAGTGTAGGCTTCGCCGATAGCACGAAGCGTCCAGCCAGACTCAAAGAGCTGGCGGGCACGGCAGTTGCGCTCGTTCTTAGTGGTCAGCGAAAGAAGAATTGCCTTTTCAGTAGAGGGCAGTCCTTCATCTCTTGCTGGACGTCTAGGGGAAGTCATAATGTACAGTATAACACTCTACGTACGAACCTTAGTGAGAAGTTGAAGCGGATTCGGACTGAGAGGATAATGATAGTACATTAACGTATTTTGGATTTGGCCGGTCAGACGGGAGCGATGTGTTTCTGGCTCTGTCAAAATTGTTTCCGGTAATGCAGCCCCCCCCCTCCGCTGGCCTACAACTTTTCTGAGCTAACTAGCTTTTACATTTATAAAACTAATAAGCATTGTCTAAAGCAAGCACTACAGGACTTCTTTGTCTAGTTATTTACTACAAGAATAATTTGTATCTAACAACAATTATCTACATACATCTAAGACTACAAGCCACTACCAGCTAGCAAGCAAAGTAAATAACTTAGTAAGTAAATACTATTTAGTTTTACAAAGAAGATAAATAGCAACTAAATACTTTTAGTTATAGGAATACTAAACTTCCTCTAGCCTTCTATTATTTTGTTATTAGTAAAGAGCTAACTAGCAATCTTCTTAGACTAATAGCTTTAGCTTTTACTTCAGCTCCCAAGCTCCAAGCTCTTTAGTAAAATAAAATTTATACAACAAGCAATTAGTCAGCTATCTTTTATAAAAGTATTTTGTAAACATCTAGCAATAAAAGCCTATCCGCCAATTTAGTAAACAACTAATTTGAATTTACTTTTACAAAGCAAGCAAGTAAATAAAATAACTTCAGCCTCTAATAAATTTAGATAAGCCTTGACCGCTGAACTGAACTAGCACATCACCGCAAGGCAAAGCCGGGGAAATGTATCGGTTCATCGCGAGCGCTTATCTAATGCTGAACCTTCCGCCCCTAGACGCTCCGCCTGTCCTATTACTGCCTAGGTCTAGCCTTCTACTAGCAAAGGACTTAGCGCTAAGCTTGCCCCCAACAAAGCCAGCAGGTGGCTTGATAAGCAAAGCCGTAAGAGCGTGGACTAAAGCATCTACCCTATCTGGAGACTTACCTTCGCCTGGTACCCAGCTAAACATCTGAGACTCTAGGTCTGCTAAGTATCCAACGTGATGAACTCTGCCTTGCTCATAGGCAAGCGTAATAGGCTCAGCCCGCAAAGCTTTACCGTACTTCGAGTGAACTTCTAAAACTTTTATAGTTGGGTCAATAGCGTTTATAGCATTACGAACTAGAGCCCCTCCCTGATTCACTTCAGCAACTACAGGGCAACCCCACTTGCGAGCCACAGCTACAACCTTGTTAGCCCAAACATCAGGCGACCCCAAGACTGAAGCGTCTTCAAGTATCCAAGACTGTCTCTTATACAAATCTCTATCGGCAGTAGAAGCGCAAACAACAATGCCACACTCATCCCTAGGGTTCTCAGCTACTGAAGGGTCTACTCCAATAATTCTTAGCGGTGCTTTAGGAGGTAAGAAGTGTTCACGGTTCAACTCAACTAACTCTTCGGTCCATAGAGCGCCTTCAACATCTGAGAGCATCTCACCGTAAAGCTCCTGTTGAGCCAACCTAGTTCCCGCATACACCCCCGTAATGGCGTCAATGTAAGTAGAAGATAAGTTTCCCGAGTTGTCCATAGTAGAGCCACGTGAGACCCAGACCTTACCCGTACGCTTAGCTTCATCAAGTAGAGCGTAAAGAATCGGCACACGCTTCGGCGTAGTAGTTGCCAGAATCTGAGGGTTAGTTCCAAGACGTGTAGCAACTCGAAGGTTGTCCCAAGAAGTCATACCCGCAGCATCTGGAGACTGTCTCCAAGCAGCCAACTCATCTGCCCAAGAGTAGTGAGCCTGAACACCACGTAGAGAGTCAGGCTCGTCAGCGGTGCCAAGCACAGCCGTGTTGCCATTGGGCCAAGTTAGACGGCGCTTAGACGGCTCGTAGAGCGGGCGCTCGCTAGGTGGAGATACTGCCAAGACACCACTATCACCTTCGACAATAACGTCTCGAACATCGGCTGCAGTTCTAGCTACAAGCAAGAACCTAAGTCGCCCCTGAGTAGTGTCCTTAGCCTTCTCTCGAACCCACTCGGCTGCGCTCCTAGTCTTACCAGCACCACGACCCGCAAGGAATAGTCCAACGTTCCAAGAGTTATCAGCAGGCGGAATCTGCTCAGGTCTACCCCAAAAGCTCCAGTCCCAAACTAAAGAGTCTGGGTCCATACCTGCTAGAACTGCCAGCCTCTCCTCGTCAGGAAGTTCAGCTACAATTTGAGCCAAGCTCTTCGGCATAGTTCTCCAAATCTATTAGAGTTCTATTCTACCGTAAGGCGCGATTAGCTGTTATAACTGGAGTGTAAGACTTGTGCTTACTGTTTACTGGCTTTTTGTAGCCGTATCTAACTAGGCGAAAGTTGATGGCTGCGTTAGTTATGCCAAGCATCTTTGAGAGCCTACCGCTACCAACGCCATCCAACACACGCATCTCATAAATAAGCTTTGTGTATTCTTCTGCTTCTTCTCTAAACTTAGGGCTACTGCTTCTAACCTGCTGAGCCATAGGCTGAAGTTCCAACGCCCGCTTCAATCTATCGGCGTCTGGCATTGGCCATTGCTTCGGCCTTGGCTCGTACTTCCAAGGCGCAGGCGGTGTAGGAATCTCTACGGAGCTTGCGAGCGCCTTAGCTGGCTTGATGTTGGCAAGTTGCCTAACTCGCTCTCTCGACACTCCTATGGCGTCTCCGATGCTCGTGTAAGTCCAGCCCGCATCAGCCAAAAGATGAATTAGGTTGTGTCGGCGCTGCAATTTTTCCTGTTGTTCCGTGTCTCCAGAGGTTATCGCCAATTTTCTAAACTCATCGTGTATGTGCTTCGGTAATGTATGTCTTTGTTTGTGCTTAGTAAGCAAGGTTGTCCTATCGTAGTTATTTAGTCCTGTTCGTCTCTCCTACCTACCATAACACTTACCCCGCAAAATGTCAAGCAAATAAAAATCCCCCACCGTGTCGGCAGGGGACTTCTAAGGGTAAATCTATTTAGCTACCTCAACGTTTGGGTCTCCAGCAAATAGCTTCTTTAGAGTTGCTAGGTCTGGGTTCCCGTTAGAGCCAACATTGTTATCCTGTTGGAACTTCGAGAGCGCGAGCTTAGTCTTATCTCCAAACCAGCCGTCTTTGTCTTGGAAGGCTTCTGGGTAGCCTAGCTCAGACAAACGGCGTTGGAGGTGGTGAACGCTCAACGACTTCTTGGCGTAGAGGTTCTTGTAGACAACGGCAGAGAGTTTTACAACATCTACCACTCCATTACCTACAACGGCTTCGCCAGCAGGCTTAGGCAAAGAATCCCTTACGGCCTCAATGTCTACGGCAACTGGGTCAGCAATCTTTTTCTTCTCAACCTGTGGTTCGGCAGGCTTAGGTGCCTCAACAACATCGATAATTTTTACATCATCGGCAGTGATGGCAGGGCCCGCAACCTCCATTGGAGATAGTTCCGACTTTTCCGTGTCGAAGGACGGCTCTTTGTATTCTTCCATAGCTTTATTTTACCCTCCGCACGGGAACCTGATTATTGCTGAGCTTTCCACTCGTTGTAGTCTAGTTCCCAGTCTTCATCATCATATTCGTCTTTTCTTTCTAGGTCTTCCGCACCCAACATTGTGTACCAAACTTGTCCTAGCAAGGTAGCAAACTTCTTGCCCCTAGTTTCGGCAACTCTGTTTTTGAAATTGTCATAGTCCATTTCTTCAATGTTCTTTAGCAACCAACCCTTGAATACTTCGTCCGCCACAACCACACGGTGGGGATAGTCTGAATCCATAGAGGTACTAATAGCCTCCCCGCTAAGCTCTGATAGCCCAGCAAGCGACTCTTTGTCTCTAGCTCTAACTGTCATCTTGTCAGTAGCCCAAGGCTTCCTAACGGCACTTACAAATCCTGTATCAGTAAAAATCCACATAAGTTATTTTCCTTTCGTCTTTAGTGTCTTTCAATAAAAAATGCCTAGGGCTTCCCCCAGACATCTTCCAAGCTAAGTAAATATTTTAGCTTTTCAAATCTTCTGGCATTTCGTCCAACGGCTCTACTTGAACTTCGTAGAATTCTTGAGTCAAACTGTCGGTAATGTCAATTATGTCTTCGGGAAGAGCAAAACCTTTCACACTAATTTCAGTCTGGCCCGGAACTCTAGCTTCGTACTTGTAAGCTACCGCACCATCTTTTAGTATCATTTCAACTCCTTCCAATAAACAATACTTATAAATCTATATTACCACAGTTAGCCAAATTTGTCAAATCAGGCGGAACGCTGAGCAAGCAAAGCAAACACAGCGCCACTTAGTGCCAATGTAATCGGAACTACTGGACTAACTGCTGTAAACAAAGCTAGAACTATTGCGAGCGCAGTTAGCGCCACCGCAATCACAGCTGACCAAACAACATCACGCAATCTAATAAACCAACTCGGCATCATTTATCTTCTTTCTTTGGAGGAAGAACCACGCCCAGCAAAGGTTGCTGAAGATTCTTCCTGTTTTTCCTTGTAAAAATCTTTCCTATAATCCTACTTAGGAATTTCATTTAGCTCCCTAAGAGTTTGTAAAGATAGTTCTAAAGACTGTAAATTTCTGAGCGCCCGCTTACCAATCCTAATTGACCCAGCGACTCCCAGAACAACGGCGAGCGCCAGCAAAGCCAGCGCAGGGTTAGAGCCAGAGGCAACCTCAGTTATTAGATAAAACCCGTATCCCACAAACCCTAAAGCCATAAGAACAGACAAGGTTATAGTCCATCTAAATCTGCTCAGCCATTTTTTAGATTCATCTAAAATCATAGTCAAAGCAACATCTCTAACAATCTTTTCTCTTTC